GGCCACCTGTGCATCTCCAGCGGCAAGCCATTGGATTGGAGCGGCAACGCCGTGGATGCCGGCCACTACCGCAGTGTCGGATCGGCGCCGCACCTGCGCTTCGATGAACGCAACTGCCATGCACAAAGCAAACAGGACAACCGATTCCTCTCCGGCAACGCCGTGGATTACCGGATCGGCCTGATAGCGCGCATCGGCCAAGAAGCGGTCGACGCCCTGGAATCTGACCAGAGCGTGCGCAAGCACACCATCGACGATCTGAAGGCCATCAAGGCCAAATACCGGGCAATGACCAGAGAACTCAAGAGGGCTGCAGCATGATCTATCGCAACGTGATTTCCGCAGTGGTCCGGGCCCTGGCCGCTGAGACCATCAACTCTGCCGGCGGCTGTGATTTCGAGCCCAAGGTCCAGTGCGCCAAGCAGAAGGGGGAAATCGTCGGCAAAGAGGCTGCGTTTCTCATGGACTGTTGGGTCTTCGGCCGACTGCACAAGACGCTGACTCCGGCGCACTGGCGGGCGCTGGTGGCGAAGTACTCGACCCACGACGAGCGCAAGCATGGTGCAATCCTTGAGCTGCTGAACTCGGTGAAGTCGCCGGCGCCGCAGCGGTTCCGCGAGTGTGCGATCCTGACTTGGGCAATTCCGCAGGTGGCCGGCGCCGAGGGCAAGCGCTATGCGACCGTCCTGCCGGCAGCCTGGTATGACATCACCAATTGGGACAATGACGGTAAACCAGAGTCGACCCGGTACCGGTGGCGCTCGAACATCCGTAAGGCGCTCGATAACCAGGTAAACGAAGCACTGCTCGCTGCCCAGGAACTGCTGGATACAGAGGGTTTGATCGAAAGTTGCGCGGCGTAGCAAAAAGCCATTGCAATGAGTGAGAAAGTGAGAGAGTATTTATCCATCCTGTCGATCTTGCGCGTTGCGGATTGACAAAATTTCTCCCTGGAGCAGCGGCATCCGTTGTTGTGGCTGGAGTCGTAGCCGGCACCGTTGGAATCATGGCATTGGTGGCTGTATACATGCTGTATCTCAAGGTGCAAGAGCCGACCGTAGCGGCCTCGACTACGAAGGAGGATAACGAGATGGTGAAAAAAACCGATTTGGCGTTTCTCAACACGATTCACGCTACCGGTGCCGGTCTCGTCTCCAGCCTCATCATTGCCGGTCTGATTCGAGCCTAGCAGCTCACCAAGCCCCGCCAAGTGCGGGGTTATTTTTAAGCCCGCCCTGTGCGGGTTTTTTATTGCCTCATATTTGCCTGTAGCCAGGACAGCCTTCGGGAAGGCCTGGACGTCGATAGCCGGCAGTGCGACGTACGGAAACAACACCGGCAGCCCGCGCACCCCGACCAACCATCTGACGCAGGGGGGAGCGAGACTTGAGCGGCGAGATCGATGCATTGGGGCGTCGACGCCGTGATAGCCTTCGGCGGACGGAGGGGAAAGACCCTTACATTATGCGGATGAATGCGCAGGCTGATGCGGTGTCGCGTTAACAGGGATTTAGGGCGAGCAGGGCCTGGATAGGTCTACCTTCAACCCCGGCAAAAGAATATCGCGACATAGCTCTAGCCGGAGATCAGCACCGGCCATCCGCACCTATTCAGGCCGCCTCGACAGAGAGCGTTATGCGTTTGCCGAGCGCGGCCAGGGCTTTCTCGATCGCATCCATCTTCGATGTGTGAAGGAAGTCCACCAGGCGATCGCCTTGGGTCTGAGCAATACCCAGCAGTCGGCACAGGTCGGCCTTGCGCATATCCCGCGCGATGAGCTCGTTCCACAGGGCGACCTTCGCCACTGTCACCGCGGGTAGGTGAACGACGTGCTCGCCTTCCTGGGGCGCGGATGCCGCTGGAATCGCCCGACGCTGATCGACATACAGCGACAGAGTGGTCTCGATAGCGTCCATAGCCTCACGGATCGCGTGCTCGACGTCGTCGCCGAAGCTGTTCAGCTCTGGCAGGTCCCGGCAGAAGACGGCCACACCAGTGGCGTCCTGTTCGAATCGAATTGCAAAGTCGTACATGGGTCACTCCTTGGAGGTGATCGTTCAGTTTCCAGAATGGCGAAGGGGGCCCTTAGAGCCCCAGTTGTTTAATGATCGCCTTGCGGGTCGGTTCCGGTATTTCCTTGGATCCGTGGTCCGCGAAGGTTGTCTTGTTGCCGTTTGGGGCGGTGACTTTGAAGTGGCTTCCTTTGCCTGCTTCGAAGGTCACCCCTTGGGCCTTCAACCATCGTCTGAACTCGCTGAACTTCATCACCTCGCCTCGTTGTTTGGATGAGTCCAGTATACAACAGTTTTGTGGTGATACAACATATTTGTGGTATTTAAGAGGCCCTTTTTAGGCCCACGGATACCAGGTTTCAAGTTTTCAGCCCCGCCACACCCATTGCCCCGAGCTGGGAGTGCGCGCCGGGGCTGATCTATTCGCCGCTGCTCCCCAGCGTTTGGCCGCTCACACCGGCCCTTTTCTTCAATCATGCACAGCCGGAGTCGAGCGCATGGAGTACCTACAGCGCCTGCTCGACAAGATCGACAGGTTCGAGTTGTTTATTGCGGGCCTCATTGGTGCCGTTGTCGCGAGCTGGTGGCACAAGGACGACTTGTCCGACTGGCGTGCCTGGATGGTGTTCTTGATAACCGGGGTGGCCTGCTCGCTGTACCTGACGAGTATGGTCAGCGCCTACCTGAACGTCACCGAGCCAAAGATCGTTGCCGGTATCGGCTTCCTGCTGGGCACCTTCGGCGGTTCACTTCTGGCCGCCATCAACCGAGCAATCAAAGCCGCTGACCTCTGGGCGCTTATCCGCCAGCGGTTCGGGGGAGGCAATCCACCATGAATCTTGAACTGATCAACTCCATCGCCTGCGGCCTGATCGCATTGTGGGCGACCTGGTGTGTCCTCAGTGGTCGGGTGCGAGACGGCATCCTCGGCAAGCTGATCTATTCGACGGTCGCCATCAGCGGGTTCGTTGTGATGACCCGCAGTCAGAACGTCTTCTTCGGTCCAACCACCGCGGGCCTGACGCTGCACATGGCCCTGGCCCTCGCAGGACTGCGCCACATCTTCATGGTCATCTGGTGGGCAAGGGTGAGAGCCTGGCTGTGCCGGACGATGCATTGTGAGGACTGCATGGGCTGCGACAAGAAACAGTAATCCGCGACACGTTTCGCGAATCAGCAAATTGTGTCGCGACACTGGAGGCAAGCATGGGCGATAAATCAGGCGAGCACGTGCACTGGGCTCACGATGGCCGAGGGCAACGCGAAGTGTTTGTGGACGGTGAGCGTATTGGCTGTGTGACCTACTGCGACACGAAGGACGGCATAGCTGTAGTGGCCGATATGCCTTTGCGCAGTAGTGACGGCAAGCACATCGACTACCGCCCTGTATGGGGCGAGATCAGGGTGGTTCCAATTGACCAGGCCAAAACCTCCAGCAGCACTGCTTGAGTTATCCGAACTGTCCGACTTCGGTATCCGCCTTACCCCAGCGCCTGAGGTGTGGGACTGGCTACAGGCCGAGATTCTTGCCGACACCGGCAGCATCCACAACCCAGACCATGCCCACCTACTGGATGCAGACATCCAGGTGATGTGGGCATCGTCGAGCTTCAACAAGCAGGGACGCACAGTCCTGGGGCAGGCCGAGCAGGTAGCGTTCCGTGCTGGTGGTTGGCAGAAGGCCAGGATGGAACAGCAGATGCGAGATTGGTTCGGCGATGTGCCGGCCTACATCATCACCTTGGCCGCCGATTACTGCGCTCAGTGCAGCGATACCGATTTCTGTGCCCTGGTTGAGCATGAGCTCTACCACATCGCTCAGGCGAAGGATGGATACGGCCAGCCCAAGTTCACCCAGGAAGGACTGCCAAAGCTTGAGATGCGCGGACACGACGTTGAGGAGTTCGTCGGTGTGGTCCGCCGCTATGGTGCGAGCCCTGATGTCCAGGTGCTGGTGGACGCTGCAAATAGTCCTGCCGAGGTGGGAAAACTCAACGTATCGAGGGCCTGCGGAACCTGTCTGCTCAAGTTGGCCTGAGGATAGACAGCAATAGACGGAACCCAACCCTATGGCAGCCCTGAGCAGCGAGGTGAAGGCCTTCATCGTTCAGGCGTTGGCCTGCTTCGATACACCCTCACAGGTGGCAGAGGCCGTCAAGCGTGAATTCAACGTCGAAGTGAGCCGCCAGCAGGTGGAATCGCACGACCCTACCAAGCGATGCAGCAAGACCCTCGCCAAGCGCTGGGTGGAGATGTTTCACGATGCTCGCAAGCGGTTCAGGGAGGAGACGGTAGACATCCCGATCGCTAATCGCGCCTATCGACTGCGCGCCATGAGCAGGTACGTGGAGAAGGCAGAGTCGATGAAAAACATCGGTCTTGCAATGCAGATCCTCGAGCAGGCGGCGAAGGAAGTCGGGGATGCCTACGTCAATCGCCGTGTAGAGCCAGACAAGTCGCTGGACGATGAGATAAAGCGACTGAACATCCAGAAGCTACAGCGCGAACTGGAAGACCCGAATAAGGGCCTGCCCGAGCCCAAGCAAGTAATCATCGGGGTAGAAGATGCAAGCGACCCTGAAGCTCAATAGGCCGCAGTTCGAGTTCATCAGTCACCCCAAGAAGTTTTCAGCGTTCGTCGGCGGCTACCGTAGCGGCAAGACGTTCGTGGGCTGCGTGCGGCTCTGCATCAACGCACTGGAGAATCCAGGCATACCGCAGGGCTACTTCGCTCCGACCTACCCGCAGATCGCCGACATCTTCTACGACACCATGCCGGTGGTTGCTGAGGCTTTCGGCCTGTTCGCCGACATCGTGCCGAGCAAGAAGCGCGTGTACCTGCGCGACAACCGCGGCCGGTGCCTATCGACGATCGTCTGCAAGAGCATGGAGCACCCGCACCGTATTGTGGGCTTCAACATCGCTCATGCCCTGGTCGACGAAATCGACTGTATGCCGATCAAGAAGGCCGACAGCGCCTGGAAGAAGATCATTGCGCGGATGTCCACGGTGTGGCCTGGCCGCGACATGAACACCATCGACGTCACCACGACGCCGGAGGGCTTCAACTGGGTGTATCGCAAGTTCGTCAAGGAGCTTGCTTCCAATCCGAGCCAGCGCCCGCTGTACGGCATCGTGCACGCCTCCACGCGGCAGAACGCCAAGAATCTGCCAAAGGACTACATCAAGTCGCTGCGCGAGTCCTACCCGGCGAACCTGGTGGACGCGTACATCGACGGCCTGTTCGTCAACCTGACGTCCGGCAGCGTGTACCCGAGCTTCTGCCGCAAGCAGAACCACACCGACGCAACGATTCGCCCGGGCGAGCAGCTGCACATCGGCATGGACTTCAACATCAACCGGATGGCGGCAACGATCCACGTCATTCGTGAAGGCCTTCCCATGCTGCTGGAAGAGGCCACAAGCCTATTCGATACGCCGGCGATGATCGTCGAGCTGAAGCGCCGGTTCCCAGGGCACAGCATCACGGTCTACCCGGACGCCAGCGGCAAGAACCGCAAGAGCGTGAACGGCAGCGAGTCAGACCACAGCTTGCTCCGCGCCGCCGGCTTCATGGTCATGGTCAACCCGTCCAACCCCATGGTCCGCGACCGGGTGCTGGCCGTGAATGCCATGTTTCTCAACATCGACCAGAAGCGCCGCTACCTGGTGAACACCGACAACTGCCCGGTCACCACCCAGGTGCTGGAGCAGCAGGCCTACGACGAGAAAGGCGAACCAAACAAGGACGGCACTGAAGACCCGGTCGACGCACTCGGCTACTTCATTGTCCAGCGCTTCCCGATTGCGGGCAGCTACACACTCGCGAACGTGAGCGAACAATGAGCGCATTCACTTACCTGAAAGACAGCCTGCAGAACCTGGTCGCAGGACTGGGTACTGCGCGCGACAAGGCTTCACACTCGCACTATGCGCCCCCAGAAATGGACGACCAGCAGCTGCTGAACGCCTTCCGTGGCTCCTGGACGGCCCAGAAGGGCGTGACCATCCCGGCGGTGGACGCCTGCCGCAACTGGCGCAACTGGCAAGCTGACAAAGCCCAGATCGAGCTGATCGAAGCGGAAGAGGAGCGCCTGAACGTCAAGGGCAAGACTCTGGAGGCTCTATTGAAGGCCCGCCTGTTCGGTGGCGCGGCTGTGTTCATCGGCACCGGTGAGCGCGACACGGCCTCAGTGCTAAAGCCTGATCGCGTGGGGAAGGGTGGAATCAAGTACCTGACCGTCATGACTCGGCGCCAACTGAGCCCAACCGAGATCGAGCAGGACCCCCAAAGCGAACGCTTCGGCAAGCCCAAGGCCTACCGCCTCCCTGGCAGCGAGGTCGAGATTCATCCGTCCCGCCTGGTCATCTTCATTGGCGCGCCGCATCCAGACCCTGAGCTGGCGCTGGGTTGCGGTTTCGGCTGGGGTGACTCGGTGCTGCTGGCTGCCATGCCCGCGGTACGTCACTACGACGAGACAGTCGCCAACGTAGTGAGCCTGGTCTATGAGGCCAAGATCGATGTGATCAACATCCCCAACCTCATGTCCAGCATGCAGGACAAGAACTATGAGCGGCAGTTGCTGGAGCGCCTGCGCCTGGCAGCAACCGCCAAAGGCATCAACGGGACGCTGATCCTCGATGGCCTGGAGACACACAGTTCCAAGTCGGCCAGTTTCAGCACGCTACCCGAGGTAATCGCCAAGACTGAGCAGGGCGTGGCGGGGGCGTTCGATATCCCCGGCACGCGCATGTTCGGCCAGTCCTCCACGGGCCTGGGCGCCAACGGCGAAGAGAACACCCGCAACTACTACGACAACGTCGCCTCACGCCAGAAGCTTGAGATCAAGCCGGCCATGAGCCTGTTGGACGAGTGCCTGATCCGATCCTCCCTGGGCAGTCGGCCGAAGGAAGTCCACTACGTCTGGGCGCCACTGTGGCAGGCCACGGCGAAGGAAAGGGCCGACATCGGCAAGACCACGGCAGACACCATCAAGGCTCTCAAGGATTCGGGTCTGTTCCCTGAAGAGGCCCTGTCGGCTACCGCAGTTAACCTGCTGGTGGAGCTGAGCGTCATGCCTGGCCTGGAAGCGGCCATCGAGAAGTACGGCAACGAGATGCCCGATGGCGAGGAGGGTGAGGACTTGCCCGAATCAGCAGCATCCGCGCCAGCACCGAAAAAACTGGTCACCGATGCCGCGCCGCGCACCCTGTACGTGTCGAGGAAGGTCGCCAACGGTGCCGAGATAATCGAGTGGGCCAAGTCGCAGGGCTTTGAATCAACTGTCCCTGCTGCTGACCTACACGTCACCGTCGCCTACAGCCGCAACCCGGTTGATTGGATGAAGGTCGGCGAGTCATGGTCGGGCGATGGCAAGGGGCAGCTCAAGATTGCACCGGGTGGTGCAAGGCTGATCGACAAGTTCGGTGAAGGCGCTGTGGTGCTGCTGTTCAACAGCTCCGAGCTGTCATGGCGGCACGTTTCCATCGTCGAGGCAGGCGCCTCGTGGGACTGGCCGGATTATCAGCCTCACATCACTTTCACCTACGATCCCGGCAGCGTCGATATCGACAAGGTCGAGCCATACCGTGGCGCGATTGAGCTGGGCCCTGAGATCTTCGAGGAGCTAGCCCCATGATCTTCACCGACTCCGTGCCGATCACGGGTGTACGGCGCACCGAGGACGGCTACCTGGTAGCTGAAGCACGGGTAGCGCGAACGGGCATTCAGGATTACCTGGGCACCGAGATCGATCCCGACAATGAACACGGTCTGCGCGACAAGCCAATCGTTCGTGTGTACCGGCCTGAAAGCGCGGTCTTTCACAAGGACGCGATGCACTCCTACGCATACCGGCCCATGACCAACGGCCACCCGGGCGGCGATGGTGTCACCTCCAAGAACTGGAAGGACGTCGCCATCGGCCAGACCGGTGGAGAAGTCGTGCGCGACGGGCAGTTCGTCAAGGTGCCCCTGGTGCTGATGGATGCCAAAGCCATCGAGGACTACGAGGCCGGCAAGCGTGAGCTGTCCATGGGCTACGGCGCCGAAGTCGTGTTTCAGGATGGCGTTTCCCCAGACGGCGAGCAGTACGACTGCTACCTGGGCCCCATGAAAATGAATCACCTCAGCCTTGAGCATCGCGCTCGGGGCGGCGAGCAGCTTCGCATCGGTGACAACCAACCAAACACCCCCAAAGGAGGCCATGACATGGCTGACACACTGCGTACGGTCATCGTTGATGGCCTGTCCGTCCAGACGACCGACCAAGGCGCCCAGGCGATCGACAAGCTGACCAAGCAGCTGGACGATGCCGGGGTAAACATCAAATCCCTGACCGACGCGCACACCGCTGCGCTGGCGCTGAAGGATGGCGAACTGGCGAAGAAAGACGCCGAGATCGACGCCCTCAAGGCCAAGCAGCTCAGTGACGCCGACATCGACAAGCGCGTGAAAGACCGCGCTGACCTGATCACCAAGGCCAAATCCATCGCCGATGCCGACTACACCGGCAAAAGCGATGCCGAGATCCGCAAGGCCGTCGTGATCGCCAAGCTGGGTGATGCGGCTGTTGCCGGCAAGGCGGATGCATATGTCGACGCACGCTTTGAGATCCTGGTCGAGGATGCCGCCAAGCAGCCCGGCAATGACCCATTCCGCCAACACATGATTCAGCAGGACGGCAAGACCGTCGGCGATGAATCGGAAAAAGCGCGTCTGCAGATGATTGCCGACATGCAAACCGCCCACCTGCCGAAGGCATAAGGAGCACAGCAATGGCTACTTACCAAACCACGTACACCAACGCTCCAGCCAAGGGCGTGCCCGGCCTGGTTGCCAACGAAGAGAAGTGCAACAAGATCAGCCGAACCGTCTCGAGCGCTGAAGGCATCCCGTTCGGCGCTCCAGGATTCCGCGTGGCGGGTGCTGGCAACGACCACAAGATCGCTGCCACTGGCACCTTGTTCCTCGGCTTGGCCGTGCTGAACGCCGCGGTGCCGCCAGTTGCCCCCGGCTCGACTCTCGTCGATGGCTATCCGCAAGACTTCACTGGCGCGTTCATGACCGACGGCCAGATGTACGTCACCGCCGGCGCCGCTGTAGTGCCGGGCGATGACGTGTACTACGTCGCCGCCACCAACCGCTACGTGACGACCGCCGCCGCAGGTGCCGTGCTGATCCCAGGCGCCTTCTTCGACACCACGGGTGCGAATGGCGACATCGTCGAAATCTCCCTCAAACATCGGAGCGCTTAACATGCCTCAAGTTTTCGAAGACGCGCAGTCGGCGTTTCCGTTCGTTCTGGCGCAGGGCCGGAACATCGAGACCCGCATCTACACGCGCCGCTACCCGGCGTTCAACTACGCGGCAAGCATCCCGGTCGTGACCGAGGGCGCACCGTGGGCCATTGGCACCACCTTCTTCACCGTCGATACCGCCGGCGAAGCGAAGTTCCTGTCGGGCTCTGGCACCGACATGCCGTTCAACTCGGCGACCCATGACCAGGCATCGCACGACTTCGCCATGATCGGCTCCGGCTGGGAATGGAACCTGGAAGAAGTGAACCAGGCCCAGCTGTACGGCATCAACCTGAGCGGCACCAAGGCGGATTCCGCTGCCGACAAGGTCGAGCGCCTGCTGAACAGCATCGCTTTCGTGGGCAGCACCGAGAAGCGCTGGACCGGCCTGCTCAATGACGCCAACGTTTCCCGAGTGGACGCCGCGGCCACCGGCACCGGCAGCTCGACGTTCTGGTCCGCCAAGACTGTTGACCAGATCATGGCCGACATCAACGGTGTGCTGGGCTCGATCCGAACCAACACCGGCGAAGTTGAATGGGCTGATACCTTGCGCCTGCCGCCTGATGCCTTCCGCTACATCGCCACGGCGCGATTGGGCGTTGGTGACGGCATGATTACGGTGCTGGAGTACGTTCGGAAGAACAACATCTACACCGCTGAGACCGGCCAGCCGCTGGACATCGCGCCCCTGCGCGAGGCCCGCAACGCTTCCGCTGACGGTGGTGGTCGCCTGGTTGCGTACCGCAAGGACCCGGAAGTGGTTCGCTTCCACCTGCCGATGCCACGCCGCGTCCTGGCCCCGCGCCAGAAGTCCATCATGGGCTTCGAAACCGGGATCATTGCCCGCACTGGCGGTACCGAGATTCGTCTGCCGGGCGCCGTGGCGTACCTCGATGAAATCACCCCACCAGTAGCCTGATAGGAGGTCGCCATGAAAGTGACCAACAACTCCAAGGCGCTGCAAGGCGTTCACACCGCCATGGGCGTCGTGTTCATCGCGCCAGGCGAAACCAAGGACGTCGAACTCACGCCGGAAGGGCACAAAGGGGTCTCGCGCCTCTCCTTCCTGAGCGTGGAAGGCAAGGCGCCGGCTGGTGACAGCGACGAGCGCGCCGAGCTGTTCGCCAAGCTGAAGGACCTGGGCATCGATGCTGCTGGCAACAGCAAGACCGAAACCCTTCAGAAAAAGCTGGACGAAGCCTTGGCCGCCAAAGAGCACGCTGATGTGATCGCGCAGCTTACGGCGAAGGGTGTCGAGTTTGGCGAGAAAGACAGCCTGGAAGACCTTAAAGCCAAGCTGGCTGCAGCTCAGTAACCCCCGCAAAACCCGGAGCGCACGCCGCTCCACCTATTCGAGATATCCCGATGCCAGACTTTTACGGAACCGTCGCAGCTGCCGACGCCTATCACGTTGCGCGCGCGAATGCCGCGTGGACCGGCGATGACGTGGCGAAGCAGGCCGCGCTGATCCGGGCATCGGTCTACATCGACGGCCGCTACCGGAAGCTGTTGGCTTCTGGCGTGTGGCAGTCATTGTTCCCCGGGATGAAGACCGAGGGCAGAGGGCAAGCCAGGGAATGGCCGCGGACCGGTGCCTATGACTACGAAGGCAATGCCATTCCGGCGGACCAGGTACCCGTCGAGGTTGAGCAGGCCACGTACGAAGCCGCCCTGCGCGAACTGGTCGAGCCGGGCAGCCTGAGCCCTGACTTCGTGTCCGCGTCGATGGTCAAGCGCGAGAAGGTCGGCCCGCTGGAAACTGAATTCGCCGTTTCGGTGGGCGCAGACGCCGCTGGCTCGGTTCGTCCGGTGATCAGCATCATCGACGAAATGATTGCCCCTGTGCTGGTAGCTCGCTACGCGCTGCCTGCAGTGTTCGTGGTATGACCCCGGCGCAGATCATCCAGGCCATCGAAGGAATGGAGCCTGCGATGCAGCAGGCGTACCTGGCGCAGGTCAAGCTGGTGGTCGGTGCGGCAACAGTCTCCGAGGTTGAGCGACTAATTGCGGAAGAAGACGAAAACGGCCTGGCCGCGCTGCTCGCTATGGGGGCTATGGCTGCGTTTTTGGAGCTTATTCGCAACGCCTACCTGGCCGGGGCAAAATTCGAGATCAAGGCCGTCGCGATTCCCAAGGACTTGGGTCGGTTTGAGTTCGACGCTCGCAGGCCCGAGCCGGAGCAGTGGCTGGCAGCTAAGACCGAAGAGATTCGCCGGGACGCCGACCTGAACGTCCGTGAGGCAATCCGAGCGGTCATGGGGGCGCGTCGGCAGGTGGTCGGCACGCCAACGGTGCAGGTGGAAGTTGGAGCAACCCCGCTTACCAGAAGCCCGCGGCAAGCGGCCCTGGATTTGCTGGGACGGGTCAGCGCGCAAACTGGCTCTCGGTCCGGCGGCGTTGTGGGGCTGCCTGGAAACTATGCCCAGTTTGTGATCAATGCCCGCGAGCAGTTGCTGGGTGGGAATCCAGACGAGATGCGCAAGTACCTCCAGCGCACCCGTCGTGATCGCCGATTCGACGGCATCGTGAATCGCGCTATCTCAGCCGGAAAGCCTGTCGCCCAGGCGGACGTGGACAAGATCGCCGGTCGCTACGCTGATCGCCTGATGAAGACCTATGCCGAGATGCTGGCGAAGGCCGAGGCGCTGGAGTCATTCGGTGCTGGCCGCGACCAGGTTTACGAGCAGTTGATCGCTCAAGGCCTGGACCGTGACTCGGTCACCAAGACCTGGCGCGACCGCGGCGACAAGAAGGTGCGCCACACCCATTCCGTGATGGGTGGCCAGGAAGTGCAAAAGGACCAGCCATTCCAGAGCCCAAACGGGGCTCTATTACGGTATCCGGGCGATTCCAGCCTGGGTGCCGGCTGGAGTGAGCGTGCCAACTGCCGATGCTCGGCCATCTACAGAATAAGGCGGAAGTGATGCCAGATATCTATGACCGCGCGAAGGCCATGGCCACACGCATGCTCGCGCCGCGCAGCAAGGGCGGCAAAGGCCTGGAGCTGGTGTTGCGGCGGGAGATATTGGGCGAATACGACCCAGACAACCCGCAGCCGCCTGGAGAGCTGGTGCTGAACGGCTCAGGCTTCCGCGAGGAATACGACGACAAGTACATCGACGGCACGCTGATAGTCCGGGGCGATGTGAAGTTGCTGGTGTCGCCTGTTCAGCTCAGCGGCGTCGACATGCCAACGCCTCAGGAGAACGACGGCATCACCTTCGACGGCACCACTTACACGGTCATCGCCGTATCCCCCTGGAACTATGCCGGCCTGGCGGTTGGCTTCGAGCTGCAGGTGCGTAAGTAATGGCAAATCACATGACCAGCCGCTATGGCGGACAGCAAGGCAGCTTTGTCGAGAGCCTGGCGGCATTCGCTGAGCAGGCCAAGGAGGCCATTGACGACGTGTTCCGTGAGGTAGTGATCGAGATTGGCACTTCGGTCATCCGCCTTTCGCCGGTGGACACCGGGCGATTCAAGGGGAACTGGCACCTGTCAATCGACAATATCGAGAGCGTCACCTTCGATGAGGTCGATCCCGCGGGCCAGGACACCATCGCTTCACTGATCGCCTCGGCAAGCGATCTTCGGGCAGGGCAGGCGGCATACATCATCAACAATCTCGAATATGCGATACCGCTTGAATATGGACACTCTGCCAAGGCCCCGGCCGGCATGGTGCAAATCACCCTTGCCCGCTTCCAGCAGATCGTTGAAGAAGCCATTAGGAACAACCAGGTATGAGCCATAACATCATCGCTGCGGCCTTCGAGTCGCGCCTGCTGGCCTGGGCCAAGGTTAGGACAAAGCCACTGAAGGTGGTGGTCGAGAACGAGACCTACACACCGGCCAACGGCGAGACCTACCTGCGGGCCTTCACGCTGCCTGCTGTGACTGCCAGCAATACGCTGAGCGGCGACCACCACCTGTACGTCGGCGTGTTCCAGGTCAACATCGTGGCACCGTCCGGCAGGTATCGGACTGAGGCGAGCAGCATCGTCGATGAGCTGGCGGGGCTGTTCCCGGTGAACCTGCGCATCCCGCGTGCCGGCCTGGTAGCACTGGTGATGACCCCGGTAGCGCCTGGCCCTGGCATCCCGGAAGGCAGCACCTTCACGGTATCGGCTTCGTTCCAGTACCGAGCCGACACAACTTAATCCGCCCGTTGGGCAACCCCGGAACCCGCCATTGAGCGGGTTTTGTCATTTCTGCACAGAGGAAAAAACACATGGGCTTTCGACTCCCCAACGGCGCCACCCTGGAAATTGCTGCTACCTATGGCGCTGCCATCCCGGTGACGGCGCTGAGCAACGCCAATCCAGCCGTAGCGACTGCTGCGGCACACGGCCTGACTGATGGCGACATCATCGCCGTGACTTCTGGCTGGACGCGCCTGAATGACCGTGCCGCCCGGGTTTCCGACAGCGAAGCCGGAACTTTCGCACTGGAAAACATCAACACCACCAACCTCCAGCCATACCCGGTCGGCTCCGGCATTGGCTCGGTACGCGAGGTGACCGGTTTCGTCGAGATCTCGCAAATCACGGACGTGACCACCAGCGGCGGCGACCAGCAATTCCTGACCTTCGGCTTCCTGGCTGACGACGATGACCGCCAGATTCCGACCACCAAGAACCCGATCAGCATGTCGGTTACGGTTGCCGATGACCCGGCTCTGCCGTATGTGGCGGTGGTTGAAGGCGCTGACGAGGACAAGGTGACCCGCGTGCTGCGCCTGAACCTGCCCAACGGCGACAGCATTCTCTACAACGCCTACGTCACCATCACCTCGACCCCGGCCCTGTCCCGAAACAACCTGATGACCCGCGTCATCAGCCTGTCTCTGGCCGGTCGTCCTACCCGTTACTCGGCAGCGGTGTAATCAATGGCGAAGATCAAGATCTCCCAGAACCCGACCTTCAAGGCGAAGGTCGCCATTCCACGCGTGGGCGGTAAGCCCGAAGACGTGGAATTCGAATTCAAGTACCTCGACCGCCTGGCCCTGGCTGCGCACTTCGACAAATGGAACGCCGCGCGCGAAGAGCATCAGCGGCATGTCCAGGAGGATGGTTTGTCCTGGCAGGAAGCCACAGTTGCCGAGATCGCGATCCAGGTTGGCCAGCTCAAGGACATCGTTGCGGGTTGGGCCTTTGACGACAAGCTTTCTGATGAGTCGCTGACAGCCCTGGTGACGACTTGCGTCGGCGCCCCACAGGCTGTCTTGGAGGCCTACCAGTCCGCCTACCAGCCGGCCCGCCTGGGAAACTGACCGGCGCCGCCCGCATCCTGTACGAGCAGGGGCCGTCCGAAGCGGACTTGGCAGCCTTCGGCATGACCCTGGCAGACATCCCACCCGTTGAGTACGACGTCTGGCCAGACAACTGGTCGGCGTTCCTGCTCTTCGAGGCGATGTCGACTCAGTGGCGCACCGGTATGGGCGGGGCCTCTGGCCTGGATTACAACGCGCTACCACCGGTCGCCAGCATGCTGGGCATAAAGCGGCGCGAACTCACCCAGGCCTTCCACGACATCCGCGTCATGGAAGCAGAAGCCATGCTCGTGATGAGCGAATCGAAATAACGGAGCCCGCATGACTTCTATTGCTGAACTCGGCATCAAGGTCGATTCGACCGATGCTGCGCAGGCGAGCTCCGACCTCGACAAGCTGACTGCGGCTGGCGCCAGGGCCGAGAAGGCCGCCGAGGGTGTTTCAAAGGGCGCTGACAAGGCGTCTGCCTCGATCAAGAAGCAGAAGGACGAGCTTTCCGACCTGCTCGGCGAGATCGACCCGACGGTTAAAGCCCTGGGCCGGCTGGACGAACTCGAAAACAAGCTGGCGAAGCAGAAAAAGCTCGGTGCGCTGGATGCTTCGACCTTCAGCGAATACCAGGCCAAGATCGATCAGTCCCGGACGAATCTGGGCCGCTTCGATGACTCCCTGACCCGAACCGGCAACACCGCCAAGCAGACAGCCAATGCGCTGCGTGGCGTGCCCGCGCAATTCACCGACATCGCCGTATCGCTGCAGGGCGGTCAGAACCCACTGACTGTTCTGCTACAGCAGGGCGGCCAACTCAAGGATATGTTCGGCGGCATCGGGCCTGCCGTGCGGGCCATGGGCGGCTACATCCTGGGCTTGGTCAATCCGTTCACCGTGGCAGCAGCGGCCGTAGCAGGGCTGACGTATGCCTATGTCGCTGGCAGCGAAGAGGCCGTCGAATTCCAAAAGGGCTTGATTCTCACCGGGAATGCCGCTGGGACCACTGTCGACTCCCTGTCAAACATGGCGCGCCAGGTTGCGGCCACGGTGGGTACCACAGGCGCGGCCGCCGATGTATTGGCGAAACTGGCTGGCACCGGCAAGATCGCCAGCGGCAGCTTCGAGGGCATCACCGAAGCGGCGCTGGAAATGGAGAAAGCCACCGGTCGGGCGGTAGAGGAAACCATCGCCGAGTTCGTGAAGATTGGCAAGGACCCGGTTGCAGCAGCCAAGGAGCTGAACGACCAGTACAACTTCCTCACGGCCAGCACCTACGCGCAGATCGTCGCGCTCAAGTCTCAGGGCGACACGATCGGCGCAGCCAAGCTGCTGACCGACACCTACGTCGACACCATCAAAAACCGCAGCAGCGAGGTGATGGAAAACCTCTCGGTGTGGGAGCGGGGATGGAAGAGCCTGAAGGGCGAGATCTCTGCAACCGCAGACGCGGTTAAGGACATCGGCCGGGAGCAGGCGCTGGCGAGCCGGATAACAGAAGCTCAGCAGCGCGTTGCTGCCGCACAGAGCATGGTCAACGGCGACCCCAGCGATACGGACGCTCAGGAAAAGCTGAAGAATTCCAGGCTCGAGCTTGAGTTTCTGACTCAGCAGAAGAACACCCAGGACGCCATAGCCAAGGCTCAGGGGCTGAACGCGCAGATCCAGCGCGACGGCATCGACGCGAGTACCCGCCTGAAGGCGATCAGCGATTCCAACCTCACCAACGAGGAGAAGCGCAACAAGCTGATCAAGGAGTACAAGCGGGACGTCGAGGCGCTGCGCAAGGCCAACGCCAACGACCCTCTTGTGCAGCCTGACGTCGTCGAGAAGACGATCCAGAACATCCGTGACAAGAACAAGGATCCGAAGGCGCCGACCTCGGCCGTCAACCTGACCGGGTTCAACGACTCGAAGAATCAACTGTCGGCGATCCTTGGCGAGTACAAAAACGCCCAGAAGGAGCTTGAGGCGGCGCAGAAGGCCGGCCTGGTCACCCAAGAAGACTATCTGCTCAAGCGCCAAGCCCTGATCGGCAACGAGCGCGACGAGGTCACAGCAGCCTATGAGGCCGAGATCGCAGCGCTTGAGGCATCCAAGGGCAAGGCCAGCACATCGGCGGCCCAGCGCATTCAGCTGGACCAGAAGATCGCCGACGCCCGGGCCAACATGGTCAAGGCACAGAAGGAGGCTGACAGCGAGCTCGAAGTAATCGCCACCAACGAGCAGGGGCGGCTCGCCAAGCAAGCCCAGGCCATCAAGACCTACACCGATGCCCTCGACCAGCAGAACGTCGCCCTGCGGCGTGCTGGGAGCCGTGCAGCGGATGGTGTGGGCCGGGGTGACCGTGAGAACGCCATCAACGGCGAACTGAACGGGATTGCTGACCGGGCTAACCAGCAACGCTTGGATCTGGCCCGCGACAAGGCCGGCCAGGCGCGCAACATGAGCGCCGAGGAATACCAGGCCAAGCTGGACGCCATCAACAAAAGCGAGAAGGACCTGAGCGAAACAGTGCTCAGCAACTATGAGCAGATGTCGGCGGCGCAAGGCGACTGGCGCAAGGGTGCCACCTCGGCATTCAGTAACTACCTGGAAAGCGCGCGGAACGTGGCCGGGCAAACCCGGGACCTGTTCACCAATGCCTTCAGTTCCATGGAAGACGCGGTCGTCAATTTCGCCATGACCGGGAAATTCTCGTTTGCTGATTTCACCAAGTCCATTTTGGCCGATATGGCGCGCATCGCGACCAGGCAGGCTGCTTCCGGCCTGCTCTCCAGCATTGCAGGCAGTGCTCTTGGGGCCTGGTTTGGAGGTGGCGGTGCGTCGTCTGCCGGCTCAACCCAGGCCGGGTACTCCGGTGACCTATCGGGCTTCACCCCGGGAAGCATTCAGGCCAAGGGCGGCGCCTGGTCGGGCGGCGTGCAGATGTTCGCCAGCGGCGCTGCCTTTGCCAACTCTATCGTCAGCAAGCCGACAGCGTTCGGCATGGCCGGCGGCGGGATCGGGGTTATGGGTGAGGCAGGGGAGGAGGCGATTATGCCGCTGACCCGCACGGCCGGCGGCCAATTGGGAGTGAGGGCACTCACTGGAGGTGGCTCTGGCACCGCGATCAGCATCAACGCGCCTGTGACCGTTGTCACCCAAGATCGGAGCTCAGAAGGGATGCAGATCGACCAGCAGGCCTTGTCGAAGAGTCTTCAGTCGCAGATGCAGTCCGTGGCGGAAAAAGCAGTCGCTGATTCCTGGCGCGCTGGCGGCACCAGCTTCCGCAACGTCAATGGGAGGGCCTGATGGCTATCGAGACATTTACCTGGCCCACCCAGCATGGCGACTCGCCAGAGATAACCTACAGGGTAAGGACGGCGCAGTTCGGCGACGGCTACAAGCAAATCGCCGCCGACGGCCCCAACAACAAGGAAGACTCCTACCCGATCACCTTCAGCGGTTCGAAGGCTCGGGTTCTGGAGATCATGGCGTTCATCGACCGGCATGCCGGCGCGAAAGCCTTCCTCTGGACAACCCCGCTCGGCGAGCTGGGTCTGTTCATCTGCGTCGATCCCGTTCCAACCCCAGTGGGGGGCGGAGTTTTCAAGATCACGGCCACATTCGAACGGGCCTTCCAACCATAAGGGGCAATCATGCCGCTGATCAGTGACATCCAGGTCCTCGAGCCCGGCAGCGAAGTGCTGCTCTTCGAATTGGACGGGTCGGACTACGGCGCGGACGTGTTGCGTTTCCACGGGCACGCGATACCGCACACGGCGGCCGAGCTGATTGCCGCCGGCTCCGCGGCCGATGAGCTGCCGGCCAAGCCAATTTACTGGCAAGGCAACGAATACAGCGCCTGGCCGATGCAGGCCGATGGTTTTGAAGCGAATGGCGATGGCACTGCTGTACGGCCCACGCTTTCGGTGGGTAACGTCAATGGGAGAATTACTGCTCTTTGCCTCGCATTTGAGGACTTGGTGGATTTCAAGCTAACCATGCGCCACACGTTGGGCACATACCTTGATGCCGAGAACTTCCCTGGCGGCAACCCGCAGGCAGACCCAACCCAGGAGACGATCGAGGTCTGGTATATCGACCAGAAGACGAACGAAGACGGGGAGACGGTTACCTGGGAACTTGCCAGCCCGGGCGACGTGGGCGGCGAGTCCATCGGCCGCCAGGCTACGACGCTTTGTCACTGGTGCCTCACCGGCGGGTACCGGGGGCCCAACTGCGGCTACACCGGGCCCTACGTGACCAAGGACGGTGTAGTCACTGACAACCCTGAACTGGACGAGTGCGATTCCACCTTGGGCCGAGGCTGTATCCCGCGCTTCGGTGAGGGCAACCCTCTGCCACACGGCGGATTCCCTGCTGTTTCCCTGATCGCCCGGAGCTGACCATGCGCAAACACATCTTGAGCGCGATCCAGGCGCACGCGGCGGCCGAGTACCCGAAGGAGTGCTGCGGGCTGCTGCTGGCCGTGGGCCGAAAGCAGCAGTACTTACCATGCAGGAACACCGCGACCGAGCCGAACGAGGAATTTCGCATCGATCCCGAGGAATACGCCGCAGCGGAAGACCTGGGCGAGGTGATCGGTGTCGTTCACTCCCACCCTGACGCCACCAGCCGGCCATCGCCGCGCGACCTGGCGATGTGCGAAGCGACAGAGCTGCCCTGGCACATCCTGAGCTGGCCGGAGGGCGACCTGCGGACGGTGGTGCCCAAGGGCGAAACGCCGCTGTTGAAGCGGCCATTCGTCCATGGCGCATGGGACTGCTGGCAGGTCTGCGCCGACTGGTACAAGCGCGAATGGGGTCTTGAGTTCGAAGCCTTCAAGCGCGCCGACGGCTGGTGGGAGAGCAAGGACAACACGAGCCTGTACGAGGCCAACTACGAAGCCGCCGGATTCTACCGGGTTGACCAGCCGCAGCGCGGCGACATGGTCGTCATGGAGGTGGGGCGGACGGTTCACCCGAACCATGCCGGCATATTCCTCGGTGTCGATCCTTCGCTACCTGGCGAGGAGGGCGAGACCTTCGGCCCCGGGCCTTTTCTGCTGCACCACCTGTATGGGCGCCCGAGCGAAATTATCGTTTTCGGTGGCCCATGGCTCGACAGAGCACGCCTGATCCTCAGGCACAAAGATGCACAACCAACCACATGAAGCGGCAGGGCCGCAGGAGAACCATATGAACCAGCCTTTTGAGGTTACTGCTGATGGGCAGGCGCGCATTGTCGGCGCTGTAATCCGCGACAATGCGCGCCATGAGGATGGTCGGTCGGCCCTGTCTCAAAACTGGGAAGTTTTGATGAAAGAAAATGCGAAGGGCCAGATCATCGCCGCTGGATTCAAGGCTTCCCAGTGATAATGGTTATGAGGCTATCGACATAGCCGTCAAATAAGCCCTTATCAATACTGATGTAAGTGTTCGATTTAAGGGCGGCCAGATCATCAGCCAGCACAGTAGCAATTGCGGGATTTCCCTCAGTGACTCTCCGGCTCAGCGTTGCAATGGCATTCGTGTTGAAAATGATCACAGTTTTAAGGACGAGCTCAAGATCACTTATGCGCTGCTCTGCAGTTAGATTGGTCATATTTCTTTTCCTTGCGTTGTCCGCGCCGAAATTGGCGCAATCCCAGTCCTTGGGTTTGCAGGCAAAGGGCTGGGGGAATTCCGGATTTGCTTGTTCAGGCTTTGGTTTGTGTTCTGACGATCAGCTCCCATTGCACGGGCTTTCCCTGGCATTGGTGCTGATTTTTGTTTTGCGGTGGGAACGGGTCACCTGCGTTTGAAGTGATTTCATCACCGCAGTGATAGCAACGATAAATGCCAGACACAGGCACTTTTTGTCCGATCCCGTAGATATGTGTCCAATGGTCATTCTTCGGCTTATCAGTGGTCACGATATATTTCTTTGTTTCTTCCGTAACGAATGCCATACAGGCCTCCTGTGCGGTAGTTAGGCGGCATAACGCTACTACTATCGGATCCAATCCAGTTACTGGGCTTTCGTCCACGCTGGATGCCCAGACAGCTTGTGGGGTGATATCTTGTCGCCATCTTCCACAGGAGTGACCCCATGAGATTGTTCGTAGGCGTGGCTTTAGCCATATCCCTGGCTGGCTGTTTAGATGAAAGTAAGCCTGCTGGCCTGGCAAAAGCCACAAAGGATATTAAGGACTTACAAATTGCGGCCAACTCACCAGATGCGGCGGTGAAATCTTGGTGGGCCGTGAAAGATGCTGGAATCCGACTGGATCGTGAGATCTGCGCCGAATACATGAAGATGATTGGCCCAAAGGACGAAAAACTCGGGGAGCTTGCAGCGGATTCTCTCCATTTTCGAACTGACTGCTCCGTGACGGATTCGTACGAAAGGAAGATAGCCAAGGTGGATGTGGAGTCCGAAACGCGTGCCGTTGTCAGTGCCGTTATCCGGAACATCGAACCGGCTGATCCTGGTGCGGAGATGGACGAGTCTGACAGAAAGGCCAAAGAGGCAGGCGAGCGTTATCGGTACACTCTTGAAAGAGGGAAGTCGACAGATAATTGGAAAATTGCCTCGATAGAGCGCTTCCCATCCTATGCTCGTGATTGGCAGGAGGCCTATCCAAAGCCTACTCCTTCCAATAACCGGTACGTTTTTGAGCAGTTCCAGTGAGGAGGGGGTAATGATTAAAGCTTTTGTTCTAGTGCTGGGCGTGTCTGTTTTGGCTGGGTGCGTCTCCCCTGGCGACTTGGAGTCGAAAGACCCTAGCATCTCGGTCAGCTCGGCGAAGGACCCGAAGCGTTACGCGCTATGCGTCCTCCCGAGATGGCAGGACGCACGCAGTGACGTGACCATGTCCGAGACGGAGTATGGCTACCGACTCATCGCAGCGACCAACAACATGACCGACGAATTGCTAAGCATCCGCAAGACGTCAAAGGGCAGCGCTGTAAAGCTGTACCAGCGCATGGCCTGGGCCCCTGGATATGGGCGGGCCGATATGGAACAGGCGGTGAGAGGCTGTCTGTAAATCGAATCAAGTACATCGAGCCGCCTCCGGGCGGCTTTTTCATACCCGGAGAAAATCATGTCAGCGATCAGCTGCAGCCATCAAACAATGACCACCATCCTGCTGTCGGGGCCGCTGATCAAGTTGTTTGGCCGGGTCCACCGCCGTGAACTTGGCAGCAAGTCGGTCGGTGAGGCGTTCAAGGCCCTGAAGTACACGCTCGAAGGCTTCGATGTGGCAATCAAGGATCTGGAGCGACGGGGCATGCGGTTTGCGATCTTTCGCAACCGGAAGAATGTCGCGGAGAAGGAATTCGCCCTAGGTGGCGCCGAGGAAGTTCGGATTGTTCCGGTTATCTCGGGTAGCAAGCGGGCAGGCTTGCTCCAGACAATTGTCGGGGCTGTGCTGATTGCTGCATCGTTCATCCCTGGATTCCAGGCTCTGGCACCAGTGGGCATTGCCCTCGTCGCCGGCGGCGTAATCCAGATGCTCAGCCCCCAGGCATCAGGCCTCAAGCAAAGTGCCGGTCCCGAGAACGCCCCGTCCTACGCCTTCGGCAGCGCCAAGAATACCACCGCCAGCGGCAACCCCGTGCCGATCTGCATCGGTGAGCGCCGGTGGGGCGGGATGATCATTTCCGCGTCCATCTACGCCGAAGACAAGCAGTAACCCGACCGCAGCAAGCAGGCCGCCCATGAGGCGGTTTTTTTTCGCCTGGAGGAAAGCATGGGCGCAGCACGCAAGAACGACATTCACGGCGCGAAGGGCGGAGATAAAAAGCCGAAGTCCCCTACCGAGGCCAGCGACAACCTGCGCTCCACGAACATTGCCAAGCTGCTGATTGCTGTGGGAGAGGGAGAGTTCGAGGGCGTTCCCACGGCGGCCGACATCTTTCTGGACAACACCCCGATCAACGACGCCAGCGGCAACATCAACTTCCCGAACGTGAAGTGGGAATGGCGCAGCGGGTCAGTTGATCAGACCTATATCCCAGGGATCCCGTCGGTTGAGAACGAGACTTCGCTGAACATCGAGCTGCGCAGCGATGCGCCATGGGTTCGATCAATCACCAATACCCAGCTTTCTGCCGTGCGCGTGCGCTTCGCCTGGCCGGCCCTGCAGCGCCAAGATGATGCAGGCAATGTCGGCGGTTACCGCATTGACTTCGCTATTGACCTGTCCACTGATGGCGGGGCGTATCAACAGGTTTTCCCTAGCGCGGTGGATGGCAAGACCACCACACGCTACGAGCGGTCTATCCGTGTCGATCTTCCTGAGGCCACGACTGGCTGGCAGGTCCGCGTTCGCCGCCTCACGCCGAACCAAAACAGCAACAGAATCGCCGACACCATGTTGATTGCCGGCTTCACCGAGGTGATTGACGCAAAGCTGCGCTACCCGAATACCGCGCTGCTGTACATCGAGTTCGACGCCGAGCAGTTCACCAACATCCCGGCTGTCACCGTGAAGTGCAAGGCTCGCAAGTGGCAGGTCCCGAGCAACTACGACCCCATCGCCAGGACCTACACCGGCACTTGGGACGGCACCATGAAGCTGGCCTGGACCAATAACCCGGCCTGGATCACGTACGGCATCTGCACCGAGGACCGTTTCGGCCTGGGCAAGCGCATCAAGGCCTTCATGGTCGACAAGTGGGAGCTGTACCGGATCGCGCAGTATTGCGACCAACTGGTGCCGGACGGCCTGGGTGGGACCGAGCCGCGCTTCCTGTGCGACATGAACCTGCAGGGCAAGGCCGACGCCTGGACGCTGCTGCGGGACATATCCGGCATCTACCGCGGCATGACCTACTGGGCCCAGGGCCAGTTGATCATGCAGGCCGACATGCCGCGCGCCCAGGACTTCGACTACGTGTTCACCCGGGCGAACGTCATCGACGGGAAATTCTCCTACGGCAGCGCCTCGGCGAAGACCCGGTATACCCGGGCATTGGTCAGCTACGACAACCCGGCGAACAACTACGACACCGACGTCATTCCGTTCTCCGACCTACCGCTCCAACGCCGCTATGGCGACCGGCCAACCGAGCTTAGCGCCATCGGTTGCACCCGGGCGTCCGAGGCTCAGCGCCGCGGCAAGTGGGCGATACTCAGCAACAACCTGGACCGGACTGTCACCTTCAAGACTGGCATGGAGGGCGTGATTCCGCTGCCGGGCCACATCATCCCAGTGGCTGACTCGCTGCTGGCTGGCCGGGAGATCGGCGGGCGCATTTCTGCCGCCGCCGGCCGGGTTGTGACCCTGGACCGCGACACCCAGGCCAAGGCCGGTGATCGCCTGATCATCAACCTGCCAGGCGGGCGCGCGGAAGGCCGGACCGTGCAGAGTGTTGCCGGCCGAGCCGTAACGGTGACCGTCGCCTACAGCGAAGCGCCCCGGGCGCAGCTTCAGTGGGCGCTCGATGCGGATGACCTAGCGATCCCGCTGTATCGGGTGCTCCGGACCAAGCGCACCACCGAAGGCGACTTCGAAATCAGTGCGCTGCAGTACGAACCGAGCAAGTTCGCTTTCATCGACACTGGCGCACGCCTGGAAGACCGCCCGATCAGCGTGATCCCTATCACCGTGGTTCCGGCGCCTGCGAGCGTGACAGTCGCGTCGACCTCCTCGGTTGTTCAGGGGCTGGCCGTGGCCACTATGACCATAAGCTGGCCCGCCGTGGAAGGTGCTGTTGCCTACGACGTGGAGTGGCGCAAGGACAGCGGGAATTGGATCAAGGTGCAACGCACCGGGTCGACAAACGTGGATGTGGTCGGCATCTATGCCGGTGCCTATGTGGCGCGCGTCCGTGCTGTGAGCGCTTTCGACATCTCGTCGATCTGGCGCAACTCTGTGCTGACTGAGCTCAAGGGGAAGGAGGGCCTGCCGCCGGCGGTATCGTTCCTGACGGCTACGTCGCTGCTGTTCGGCATCGGCCTCAAGTGGGGCTTCCCCGCTGGCGCCGAGGACACCCAGCGAACAGAGATCTGGTACGGCCCAACCAACGCCCTGGAGAACGCCACCAAGCTGGCCGACCTGGCTTATCCCCAGAGCGACTACAGCATGCAGAGCCTGCTGGCGGGTGCGTCGTTCTTTTTCTGGGCGCGCCTGGTGGATCGCACCGGGAACATTGGCCCTTGGTACCCCGTCGGCAACGGTGTCCTGGGACAGGCCAGTTCGGAGGCTGGGCCAATCCTCGAGCTGATCGCCGGGCAGATTGGCGAAACCGAACTCAGCGAAGAGCTGAGGGGTGAAATCGAGAAGATCCCAGGCCTCCAGGCCCAGATCGATGCGCTCGATGGGCTGTCGGCCTACGAGCCGGATGAGCCCTATGAGGTGGGCCAGATGGTGGTGGAGGACGGCCGCATCTACCAGGCGAAAATCCCGGTTCCGATCAACACGCCACCGCCCAACACCACCTATTGGATTGATGTCGGGCAGTCGGTCGAGACGGCCAACGGCCTGGCGCAGCAGGTGGCGACCAACACCGCCGAGATTGTAGAGCTGGACGGCGTGGTTACCGCCCAGGCCACGGCCTTCGAAGCGCTGCGGGCGTCGTATCGCGATGACAACGGGGAGGGCGACCTTAACGACGCCATCGACGGCTGGAACAGCACGGCATCGATTGCTGCTGAGCGTAGTGTCAGGTCCTCGGAGGACGAGGCCTTCGCCCGGCAGTTGGTCACCTTGGACGCCAAGCTGGGCAAAAACGAGGCGAACATCACTGAGATGTCGCAGGTGGTGGCCACCAGCGAATCGTCGACGGCGACCAAGATCGATCAGTTGAGCGTGAAGGTGGGCGCCAACTCAGCGGCCATTCAGCAAACGTCGGAAGCCTACGCGGACACCAGCGGCAAGCTCAGCACCATGTGGTCGGTGAAGATGCAGGTGAACGCGAATGGACAGTATGTCGCCGCCGGCATTGGCCTGGGCATCGAGAACACGGCGGCAGGCCTGCAAAGCCAGTTCCTAGTCAGTGCTGACCGTTTCGCCATCGTCAACACCATCGCTGGCGGCGCCATCTCGGTTCCGTTTGCGGTTCAGGGCGGGCAGGTTTTCCTCAGGTCAGCGTTTATTGAAGATGGCAGCATCACGATGCTGAAGATCGGACAGGCGCTGCAATCCGACAACTACGTCGCCGGCGTGCAGGGCTGGCGCCTGGATAAAGCCGGCAATCTTGAGTTCAACGGACCGGCCCCGGGCGGTGGTCGTCTGACCATGACCAACCGCGCCATCAAGGTATACGACCAGAACGGCGTTAAGCGTGTGCAACTTGGAGATCTCTCAGCATGAGTTTTGGGATTGAAGTCCGTGATGAAAGTAACAACATCACGCTTGATCCATCGTCGCTCACCATGCGTGTTGTCTATAGCGGAGTTGTTACGGGAACCAACTCCGCAAACTTTCAGACCATATCCATTCCCGGGATAACCACAAGCAACTGCGCGGCGTTTGTTGTTCCGATTGGAAACTATAATGTAAGTACCGACATGCAACTTGAGACCGAAGTCATAGCCGGTGCGGTACGTGTCTATAGCTATATTCGAGGAAGGGAGCAATACAGCAGCACGACCAGCTCAACGATGCGCCTAATTGTAATAAGGTTCTCCTGATGGCATTTGGATTAGAGTTCACAAACGACAGCAACGTCGTGACAGTTGATTCAGAGTTCACTCGTCTTGTCGTTCTGGCAAAAGGAACATACCAGCCAACGCAAGAATCTGGACTTGGGTCGGTCACTTCCTTTCCTCGAACAATCACGAGCCAGGAACCACCGCTTGTTTTTATCAGGCCCGCTGGCAGCACTGGCATTGCCGGCCTGTGCCTGATGCGGGTGATCGGGTCGCCAGGGGCGTGGACCGGGTTCTACGTCCGTGCATATGACGAAAACACGCTACAGCCAAACGGGGCATATTTTGCGTGCGGTTTCGCCGCTACAGCGCTTGCCGATTACGGGATGCGCATATGGGATGGTAGCTCAAAGCTGTTATTCGACAGCGATACACCCTATGCGAGGTTCACGCGTTCATTCCAGAATTGGACGTACGTAAAAACAGATACCGCAGGCCAGGGCCAGCCCCGAAACTATTATCGAGTGAACTTCAATTTTCCAGCCGGAGAGTACATGCTGATCAATACATTCAGCATGCCGATGCTCAACGATGCCCCATTTAATCGGGCTTTATATTGTTGGTGGGATTTCTCAGGCGGGAATCTATACGCGCTGACAGTTGGCTCTGGCAACCCATTCGCTTTCTTCCTTCCTGCAGTATTCGCAAAACTCTAAAGGACAACTTCCTATGCCCTGGTACAAAACGGGGACGGTTTCCGTCACCCTGAATTCCAACGCGGTAACAGGTACAGGCACGGCCTTCATCGTGAATTGCCGGGTCGGCGATGCATTCCGCGGCCCGGATGGTCGGTGGTATGAAGTCACCAACGTAGCCAGCAACACGGTTATGTCGATTGAGCCAGCGTACCAAGGCTCAACCGCCGCCGCGGGCGCCTACGCGCTGGCGCCGATGCAGGGCTATGTAAAGGATTCTGCTGACGCACTGCGTGCAATTGTGAACACCTATGGTGCCAAGCTTGCCGCGCTGGGGACCACGGGCAACTACGACATTTTGCCAGTGACCAAGGGCGGCACTGGTGGCACCACCCAGGCAGAAGCACAGACCGCGCTGGGACTGGTGAAAACGGCCAATGCCTACGACGCCACGGCGGGCAGGATGTTGAAGGTGGCAGACTTTGGGCTCGGCTCCACCGGCTCAAGTTACGACGGCGCCACCAGCATGGACACCTTCTTCACTGCCAACCAGATGTTTGCCTCGTCCATCGCCACCCCGCCAGGCCACAACCAGCCGCTGCTGGGCTCCTATCCGATGGGACTCCATCTGCGCAGGACGAACAACGTTGAGTCACAGCTCGTTATGGGGTGGGGGCCTCAGGGCGCCCTGGGCTTCCGCCTGAAAACTGACATCACTACCTGGGCAGCTTGGCGCAAGGTCTACGACACTGGGAACCTGCTCGGCACGGTTTCCCAGGTGGGCGGCGTGCCGACTGGTGCGGTCATTGAGGCGGGAAGCAATCCAAACGGCGCCTATGTGAAGTTCGCCGACGGGACGATGATTTGCACGCTGTCCATCACCGTGACCGACCAGAGCATCAGCGATGCATATGGAGCGATCTTCCAAGGATCCCGGTCCTGGGTCTTCCCGATGGCTTTTATCGCGGCTCCGGTCGTGACCTGCGGGACCTTCAAGTGGGGGAGTGCTGCCAGTTGGGGCGGGACGAGCGGCGCAGCTTCCACCTCCGGCGTTTCGCTACGCGGCTGGGATTACTTCACCAGAGCGAGTGGAACCTCCACTTACATTTCTGCCATCGCGGTAGGGAGGTGGTTTGCATGAAAATTATTCTCAGCCCTCAACGCCGTGACGACACCCTGATTGCGGTTAAGTCGGGGGATGTCCTGACGCTTAATTCCGTGCGGTTTGACCTTTCGCCGATTGGGGAGGGCGACACGCTGCCTTTTGATGCCATTCATTCCCAGTGGTTGCCCGGTAACATCGAGCGTCTGAATGGGGAGCTGACCCTGACGCTGCTATTCCCCAATCCCAGCAATTACAGCCAGGCCCAGGCCTTTCCATCGCCGCTGCTGAACGTGCCCGACGGGGTGGTGGTTTTCCCCGAGCCCGAGCAGGCGGATTACGTCGCGCCTCAACCTGATCCATCCGACCTGATCACAGACGGCGTGATCGACTGGTCCAGGCTGGTCACCAAAGAAATGAAGGACGCTGCGATCCTGGCTGCTCAGCTTTCCACGGTGAAGTCAGAGCTCGCCGAGCGCAATACCCGGGCTGCCACACAGATCTCACGCATACAGGATCGCATTGAGACATTGGGCTACGGCATCGAAATAGGGGAGGCGACACCCGAGGAAGAGGCAGAGCAGGCCGCCCTGGTCGCGCCGCTGAAAGCCTGGAAGGTCTACAAGTACGCCTTGGGCAAGGTCACCACGCAACCTGGGTGGTTCGACTCCCCGGTCTGGCCTGCAGAGCCGCCCATCCCTGAAATCATCGCCGCGCCGATGCTGGCCGCCGCCGAATCGATCTGACCCGCGCTGCACACCGCAACCCGCCATCGAGCGGGTTTTTTATTGTCTGGAGAAAACTTATGACTGTTTCCGAAAGGGACCGCGACATTCTGGCCCGCACCTTGTGGGGCGAGGCCCGCGGCGAAGGCTTGGCCGGCCAGATCGCCGTGGCCCACACCATCCGCAACCGTGTGAACGACGGCAAGGACCGCTCGTGGTGGGGCGAAGGCTATGCCGGCGTCTGCCTGAAGCCCTACCAGTTCAGCTGCTGGAACAAGAACGACCTGAACTATCCCTACCTGAGCGGCGCCAAGCCGATCCCTCCGAAGCAGTTCGCCCAAGCGCAGCGGGCGGCCGACCTAGTGATTTCCGGCGCCGAGCCTGATATCACGAAGGGCGCGACTCACTACTATGCCACGACCATGCCGAAGGCTCCGGCCTGGGCGGCCAAGGCCACGCAGACCTTGCGGCTGGGCAATCACGTGTTCTTCAAGGATGTGCCATGAATCCCGTGGGCATGAAGGCCTGGGCCGTCGGCGCGCTGGCGCTCGTGCTGCTCGCTGTGGTCGGGACATGGAAGGTTCAGGACTGGCGCATGGGCAAGAAGATGGCAGAGCAGGCCGGCTTGTACCAGGCCGACCTTGCCGCCATCAGCAGCGCCGCAGTCGCCCAGGCCCGCGTCGAGCAGGATAAGCGCCTGAACCTGGAACAGCGGCTGTCGGCCAGCGAACAATCCCACTACAAGGAACTGAGCGATGCTCAAACCACTCAAGATCGCCTGCGCGATCGCATTGCCACTGCTGATTTGCGGCTGTCAGTCCTCCTCGAGGATCCAGCCAGTTGTAACGCAGTGCCTGCCACCGCCGGCACCGTCGGCATGGTTCATGGAACCCGTCGAGCCCAACTTGACCCAGCGCATGCTCAAAGAATTGTCGCCATCACCGACGACGGCGACCGGGGGTTGATCGCGCTGAAGGCTTGCCAGGCGTATGTCAGGGAGTTGCATCAGCGATAGGTCGGATCCTCTCTATCACCTTGGGCGGGGGCTCGGGATTATGTCATCGGGGAGCCTATCCCCTTCATAAACCTTGAGCTGACGATGCAGCTCGGCGATAAGCGTGCTATTTGCAACGCGCTCACCATTCGACCTATTCATCAGTTCGACATATCGAAGGTGCTCGGAATTCCACGCCCATTTCGCCTTATCAAGCTCAGCCCGAAGCCTGGCGCACTCCTTGGCCTCGGTCGCGTGCATCTCCACAAGCCCGAAGATGTCCTGGCGCGCCTTGCGAAGCTGGGTTGTCAGCTCCTGCACCTCGTTCTCCAGCATGTGGCAGGAGTGTTTGTACATTTCCAGAGGGGTAGGGCAGCCCAGCCAATCGTCGGTTTCTTCAATGTCTAGCGGATCCACGGGCAAAGCCTCAGTATTGCTGTTTGGATATACAGTAATCGAGGGTCGACAATTTGGGCGAGGGTGAGGCGACGAGCTGTAGGGGGTTTGGTTGTGAGCGGTCGTTACGTCGATCCGCTCGCTGGTGTGACCAAATCGGCCCAAACCTGCATCATTTCCCTGCGTTGCTCCAGGTACGCGGCATGGTTGTACACGTCGCGAATGAAGCTGGTATCGGCATGGGCAAGCTGACGCTCGATCCAATCGCGGTTGTATCCGCGGCCGTTCATTTCCGTCGAGAACAAATGCCGGAAGCCGTGAGGCGACTGCTTGCCGGTGAGGCCGCACGCCTCCATCACATTGTTCGCGTAATTGGTGCCGATGGGCATGGTTGGATCGCTGCGGTTGGTGAAGACATATCGCAGATGGCCGGTAACTGGCAGCATTTCCTCGAGCAGTTCTATGGCCTGGCGCGGCAATGGCACTACATGGTCGCGGCGCATTTTCATCTTGGCCGCCGGCGTCGTCCAGGTCTTGGCGTCGAAATCAATCTCAGACCATTCTGCGTGACGAACTTCGCCCGGGCGGGAGGCGGTGTAGATCATCAGCATGAACGCGGACCGGAGCTGCTGGCCCGCGACACTCTGCAGGATGGTCGCCATCGTCTTCGGCAGTTCGCTGAACGGCAAGAAGGGGTGATGCTTGTGCTGGCCGATCTTCTCCGTCACCGCGTGCATCTCTGCCGTTGGGTTGGTGTCGAGCAGGCCGATGGCGATGGCATAGCTGAATACCTGGCCCATGCGCTGGCGAACCTTCACGGCAGTGGCCACCGATCCGCGTTTTTCGATTTTTCGAATCAGGGCGATGACATCGGCCCGCTTTATTGATTCGATCTGCCGATCGCCAAAGGTCGGCAGGACATCAAGTTCCATGGCGTTGCTGATAATCCGGTATGTCCCAGGCGAAATACTCCCCTTCCTGAAAGCCAGCCACTCGTCGTAGATCTTGCGAAAAGTCCGGCTGTTGGCCTCTATTAGTCCTGCTTTTTTATCCTTCCTCGATTCGCGCGGATCAATGCCGCGTGCAATGTCCTCCCGCGCTTCGTCCCTTTGGGCTCGCGCTTCCTTAAGGCCCGTATCCGGGTACGTTCCGAACGAAATCCTCACCTGCTTCCCAAGCCAAGTGAATCGAAAGTGCCAGCTTTTGATGCCGCTGGGCGCGACAAAGAGCGAAAGACCGAGAGAGTCGGGCAGCGTGTACGCCTTTTCCCTTGGCTTGGCCTGCCTGGCCGCGGTATCCGTGAGCGCCACTAGTACATCCTCTCAAATCTAATTCTGATGTACTGGATAATGTACTAACCCGATGGCATTGGGAAGGTATTGCGCGGTACACGCTGGTACGCTCATGTCAGTGTTACTAGGGGTTTTGTGGGTGTTGGTGAGACGGCGGGGTTTTAGATGGGAGGCAACCGTGGAATCTTTGAAGATTTCCACAGGTTCGGGCTCTTTAAGGTAGCGGTCGCGAGGCAGGCGGCGGAGTTTATCAGTTTGATAACGGCGTTGCGCGACCGTGCTGACTAAAGGGTCAGCAAACGCTCGCCCAAACCGCCGTTGGCCGTCAGCTCGAGGAACTCGTCACCGAGCCGGCGGCTCTC